TAAGCATGGTAGGACTACTATCGTCTCCAGAGAGTGGTGATGAGGCTGTGGCGGATTCTGGAGACGTAGTAGCTAATCTCATTACATCTTGTTCTTCTTGTGTCAGTCTAGGAGCAACAGAAGGGTCTATGCCTCTCGCACGTTGCTCTTCTTGGAATCTTCTGTAATCTTCTAAGATACTCACGAGTATGTCCCTCCTTCTATTGAACCACCAGAGAACGTACCTGATAGTACAACATTCGTAATGGTTGCTGTGCCTGTTACCGCTGGGGAGGCAGAATTAGCTTTTGTCGCAACTGCTGTAGCAATGTTATCAAATTCAGTATTAATCTCTGTTCCTTTAACGACTTTGTTTGGGTCACCACTATTTAATGTGTCCTTTGCTGCGAAGTTAGTTGTTTTAGAATAATTACTCATTATATAGTCCTTCCTAAGACTGAATATATATCTATCTTTTGTAGT